CCACCGACGACGCGATGATCAATGACGTGTGCCGTCGATTGCTCCGAACGTGCGATCGCCCGTTCGAAAACTGTGAACAGCTTCAGGTCGTGCGATACAAACCAGGTGGGTTCTATCTACCGCACCACGACGCATTTCAGGAGACGAAGAATCGCCGCATGTACACGTTCATCATAGGTCTAAACGATGGGTACGAGGGCGGGGAGACCGCGTTTCCGAATCTCGATCGAAAATACAAGCTCAAGCAGGGTGACGTCCTCATGTTCGACACGCTAGACAACTACGGGATGATAGCCTCGGATGCCCTTCACGCGGGGTTACCGTTGGACACTGGTGAGAAATGGATCGCGAATTTGTGGGTGCACACGTATCCGTATAAAGCAGACGCGTGATTCATGAGTAATGACGCTCGACGTTAAAGAGCTCGCACAGAGAATCTGGGACGAGCTCGGTCCAGGGTACAGCGAACGGGTGTACCACAACTGCATGGAGGTGTTGTTGCGGAAGAACGGCACACCCTACGAATCGGAACGCATCATCCCGATCTGCTTCGATGGGCACACGGTTGGGAATTTACGAGCGGACATCATCGTGAATTCCGAATTGGTTTTGGAATTCAAGGCGGTGGCGAAGCTCACGGATGCGGCGGAGACGCAGGCGTGTCAATACCTTCGACTCTTGGGTCTGACGAAGGCGTGCGTGATTAATTTTGGGAAGGAGTTGGAGGTCAAGAACGTCGCGCTGTTGTGAAAAGCCACATGTGCTCGGGGCGAGGTTCGGGACTGCCCGGGTCGAAGTTCATGTCACCCAAATATTTATTTTGTCGCACGTACCCGAATTCTTCGAGGAATTTGGGAATCGGGCTCTTGTCGTAGCCGTGGATCTCGATCAGAAGCATGGGTTGGTGTTTCGCCAAGGTCTTCACGGCACCCTCGAGGACTTCCATCTCGTGATGTTCGACGTCGATCTTGATGATGGATGGGGTGCCGTGATACACGTCGTCCAAGCGGTCGCGCACGGCGGGGATGGGGTCGGTGCCGTAATCGACCAGGGACGTCCCACCGTAGTTCATCAACCCGTGTTCTTTGGGCGGAAGGTGTAACTCACACGCACCTTTCCCCGAAGAAAGGGCGATCGGGTGCACGGTCACCGCGTGTCGGAGTGCATTCTCTGCCACGTTCTTCCTCACCACCTCGTGGAAGACCGGTTCGAACGCGTGCACGGGTCCGTAGTCCGAGAACATGAGGGTGTTGTACCCGATGTTCGCCCCGATGTCCAATATGTCGGTGTTTGGTTTGTAATGTCCGATGATATCGCGTCGCATCCACCCGTCCCATTCGTGTCCCGCGGCGATCGTTCGTCCGATGTATAAATCGTCGCGAATCACGTGTACTTTGTAGCGCCCGTTGTCGACGAGTCGAGTCTCGACGTTGAACGTCATCTAAGATTTCGATTGCATAAAAATTACAAATCCTGGGCGCACGCATCGGTCGCGCCGTCTTCTTGGGATTCTTTTCGAGCGTTCATCGCGAGTAATAAGAAAGGCAACACCCGAGCGATGTCTCGCCATTCGTTGCTGTTTTCGATGTAAAATTTTTCGGGGTCCGCGAGTCCTTCGGTGAGGATTTCCTCCGCGCGTTTCATGTGAAATTTAGCTTCTTGCACGCAGTACGCCGTGTATTTGTCCATTACTACAAATCGAGGTGCTATTCTTTAACAGGTGGGTACGTACTGCCACTTGAGATCCCCACAAATGAGTTCCCAAATTTTGTCCTGTACGGTGAGCTTCTCCCTGGATTTCAGCAAACTGAAATATGGCAGAAGGTGATCCTCTTCGAGGAGTTCGAGACACTTGTACGTGACGAAGCTGTAGGACAGGAAATTCTTCCTGTTCGGCGCCACCTTCGTGACGTGCCTGTCGAACGGCTCTTGGATCAGGGCAAACATCTGACGGAGTTGTTCCTCTAGATACTGACTGAGCTTGGGTGGTTGCACCCCGGTGATCATGCTACAGATGGTCGGCACGTGTTCGAAGTATTTGTTGTACCGACACTTTTTCAAGATCCCCCGAACCCGCGGTTGATTGATTTCTTCGCACGAAACGATTTTCATCTTCTTCAGTTCCGCGCGCACGGCGTCGATGACTTCGTCGGGTATGCGAGTCTGTTCCTGCGCCTGAAACGCCGAGATGTATTCGTTGAAATGATTCTGGCGCTTGTACGAGTACACGACGATCTTCGACGTTTCTTGTTCTTCCCTGAACGTCAACTCCTCGCTCATGATCTGCTGCTTGCACACGGCGCCACACTTTTCGCACACTAATTCACTCGTGTCCGGGAACCACACGAGTTTGCTCTCCGGGTCGTCCTCGTCGCACACTCGACACTGATCGGTTATTTTTTCGACCGGTCGTGGAAGATTTTCCCGTTCGACGTCGATGAGGTAATCCAGGTAGATGTCTTTGCGCTGCAGACCTCTGGTCTCGGTGACGTTGAATATGTTGTCGTCGTTGGTCGTCGACGCCTCGGGGTGTTCGTCGTCGTCGTCGGCGTACGCCTTCATGAACGGCATGCATTTGATGATGTAGTCGCTCATGGCGTCCTCGTGCATCTTTCTGTTCGTGGGATCCTGTTCGATCCGGTCGCGAAAATCGGCGATCTTCCGGTCGTATGAGGTTAAAAAATTCCCATTCATGTTAAACTAAATGATGTTGAATCTTTTAACTTACGCATGGGGACTGTATCGACGACTGACCACCCCGAGAGATTATGAAATTTACCACGAAGATCTCGAGTACTACGTCGACCCGTCCGTGAAGTATCAAGTCGATGATCCGTTTTGGACGTGTGAGAGTCGTCATTGGGCGTCGATGCACGCCATGTACTCGGACGTGCGCGGTAAGAAATACCGAAACACGGACGTCCCACAGTGCGTGACCAAATTCATCATCCGCGTCAAATATTGGTACCACGGGCGCAAGTACACGTTCATCACGGACGACATAAACTACACGTTCCCACCGACCAAGGACGCCACCGGAAGCATGGTGTTCGCCATGCCAATCGTGCACGCGTGCTTGCTCGACCACGACGACAAACCGGTTCGAGACGTCACGACGAAAATCAAGCGCATCGCCGGTCCGAGATATGATTTCCACAATCAACGAGTCGCGATTCGAGACGTACTATTCTTCGATGAAGACGCGTTGAAGTGTGATTTTCCAAAAATTAAAGTTACAAACGCGCTCGGTCAGAGCTCGATCTCGTCAACGCTCACGGATTACACGACTAATCTGAGTCAATTTTGCTAGCCAAGTAGAACGATAATGAACCAAGACAAGCCACGTTATACACAATCTTCAAAAATCGATTCTCCTTTTCCTGCATGAGTTGCATGGAACTGCACATGCTCGCACTCTTGGCGAAGATGTTCAGGTACTTGAGCGAGAACAACCCGGACAGTTTTTCATCGATCGTCTCCACGGTTTCGATTTCCGTGTCCTGGGACGCGAAGTCGCCCTCGCACTGAAATCGAATGCGATTCTTCTCGCGGGTGATGACGATCTCGCCGCTCGAGACGTGGTTCATGTCGCGCAGCAGACGTTGGAAATCCACACTCGGGAGCGTGGTGATGATGTTCATCGCGATTTCGGGAAGAGTGATTCGCGACTCGTTGATGTCCAACAATTTCAGCGCGAACTCGGTCTTGCTTTTCTTGTCCTGGGATTCGATGGTGATGTTCAGAAACTCCTTACTCGTGATCGCGAGCTTGAGTACGTCGTTGCTCGATATCGTTTTCAGCAGTTTGAAACAGTTCGCAATGTTCACGCCCGCGATGATTTCCTCTTCGTCGCAGACATATTCTTCGAAATTCGAGGCGTGGAGTTGAAGGTCGATGAGCGACGTCCTCGCGGTGTCCAGACACGTGATGAAGACCCCCGACGGACGGAACATGATGTTCACATCGTTCAGGATGTCCTTCAGCGTCTCGAAGGTCGATTTGAAAGCACTCGCTTGAACGGTCGTCAAGCGCACGGGCATGATTCTTCTACTTCGTCTGCGATCGTACTCTTTATGTCTGGTACTGAACCGCCTGTACTTGTTTTTTAATTTTTGCTTCAATCTCGGGTGTCATGGGTGCCGCCAGAGACGTGCCGTAATCGTCCAGACAAAACAAATCGCCGTCTTCTTCGCCGTCGATGCTCACACCGCACGTACCTCTGAGCGAACAGTTTGTGATTTCGTCGGGTGGCAACAGACTCCGAAGCCACGCCTTGATTTCCTGACCAACGAGGAATTTTTGGTTCTTCGTCAGAAGCGTCGGCACTCGGGTGATTTGATTTCTGTAGTGAGGGGGTATGGGCTGGGCGTGAATGTTGTGATAACTCACGAGCGACTTCAGCGCGGGGTGTTTTTGAATGAACTCGATGATGTCGTTGCAATGCTCACACTTTGGACTGTAGAGGAGGAGGGACATGCTCTGATATATCGGTCGAGATTTTCTCAAAAAAATTTCACGCGTTAGGTTATAATGAATTGGTGGGTCATCGCACTCATCGTGCTCGTTGTGTACGCGATCACCACCATGCAACCCAGGACGGAGGGCTATCGAGAGATGTTCGGGTTCGCCGGACACCAACAGCGCGAACAGATCAGATTCAAGGATCCCGCGTACAACGTGTCGTCCTTGCGACAGACCGAGGCGAAGGTCACGAACGACATCATGAATGAGCTCGTCACGAAGACGCTCGCGGAGATTCAAAACCGCACCGGTGCGTGCTGTCACATCATCGAGACCACCGCGTTGAAGTATTACACCGGCGCCAACAATGTATACAAGGTGCAATTCATGTGCGTGGAGACGGGTGGATTCCCGTACGCGTTCTCCGTCGCGGCGACGCTCGTGATGAAGGGCGACATCGCGACCGTGGTGTCTCTGCGTTCGCAACCGTTGGACTCGGAATCCCCGTCGAACGTGAACGCCTTTGAAAACGTCGCGGGGTCGGGTGCGGAGTTTTTAGATTTCGAACTCGTTCAGGACATGTCGCAGATCAACCTTACGAATGAGTTTAATATGGTCAAAAATAAATTAGTTCAATAATTAGGATGCTCTTAGATGAGATACGTAAGATTGACGAAAAGAAGCTCCAACTGAAGAAGGAGTTGTACAAGAACATTTACGACCAGTTCGAGCGAAAGATACGTCGCGCGGTTCAGATGGGACAGAAAAGCACCGTCCTGCGAGTGCCAGGGTTCGTCGTCGGGTATCCACCGTTCGACGTCGAGGCGGCGGCGCGTTACTTGCACAGACAGTTTACCAGGGGTGGGTTCGAGGTACAGGGCGTGACGACCACGGATTTGCTCATATCGTGGGACGTGCGCAAGAAGAAATCACACAAGAACGTCACCACCGAGGACGACGACGCGAGTGAATTCCCATCACTCATGAATCTTAGGAAGATTGCGAACCAATGGAGGAACGCGTGAACCCAGGGCTTTTTATCTCTGCGAACAGATTAAAATGGACATCAACGTGCTCGTCGAAGCGAAGCGTGAATACACGAACCAGCTGTGTTTGATCATGATTCCTCATTTGATCAACGCGTTTCAAGACATGTACGAGGAAGCTGTTCGCGAATCAAAAAATCGCAAGCCGCTCATCATGTTCCAAAAGTATCTCAAGGAGGTTCCCAATTTCAGCTCGAGCATGTCCCAAAAGCACGCGGCGGAAATCACCGCTCGATGCAATTGGTTCAACGATTTGCTCGCCGCGGTATTCGTGTCGAGCGTGAAGATTTTGTCGTCCGTGCGCCTTCGCCCGGAGACTGGAAAGAAGATTTCGGTCAAGGTGCCGACCGAGGAGATTTTCGTCCAGAGCGTGTTGAACGCGTGCGCGAAGAACCTGTACCGCGATCCTTACATTTACCACGAACAGATGAGCGAGTACGACAGGGATGATCAGTTGACGAAGCGATACACGACTGCGATCGAAGACACCGTCAAGGACTTGTTACCGGTTCAGCAGATTCTGTCGACGTACATGCACAACGACACCACGAGTGATGATCGCGAGATCGATCTCGGTGCGGAAGTTCAGGACGAAGACCCCGAAGAGGTGGAAGATCACGAGGAAGAACTCGACGACGCCGAGGAATTGCCGATGCAAGACGTTCCAGCACCCGAACTGGAACCCGCGGTGCCGCAGTTGCAGGAATTCAAGGACATTCACGGCGTGACCACCCAGAACTCGACCCTTCCGCCGGAAATGGATCACGAAGAAGAACCACATGCCGCCGAACAGCCGATGGATCAACAGCCGATGCGCGTCGCCACCCCTGCACCGCCAGCACCGATGGCACAGCCGTCGTCGTTCTTCGACGACGCCCCGGACACCCGAGTAAAAAAACCTAACTACATGTAACAATGGAACTCAGCGAGGCTCTTCGCGACCCGATGTCCGCGGCGATGATCGGCGGTCTCATCACGGCTGGCTACATTCACGTCAAGGCGAAGATGAACAACGAAGGCGTTCTTCAGACGCACCAGTACACGAAACCCGCCGTGCTCGTGGCACTCCTCGTGTATTTTATCGTCAGTCAGGGCGTGGGTGCGAAAGAATCTATCAGCACTGAACCGTTCTGAAGTTAAAGATTTGTGCACACTACAAATCACAATCAAAACACCATGGCGTCCGTTGGTGCCTTTGTGCAGATGATGGAAGATTTTCTTACCGAACTCTCGAAACTTTTCCCGGAAGAAAAGGGGATCACGAAGTTCATGACCCAATTCGATCTTCTCAAAAGCACCAACCCGAGGAAATGCGTCGAGACCTACATGACCGGCATCGCGCCGTACGTGGGACTCATCACCTCCAAGGACGAAACTTTATTCCAGGAACTCGAAAAGAGCGAGTACCTCAAGGATCTCAAATTGTCCAAGAATTGGTCATCCATCAGTGAACACTCGAAGGGATGCGTCTGGCAGTATCTTTCGACGCTGTACATGCTCGGCACGACCATCGTGAGCATTCCGTCCGAGACGTTGGCGGCGATCGAAAACATCGCCAAGGACTGCGCGAATAAATTGGAGAATTCCGAAGGAGGAGGTCTCGATCAGGACGCATTGATGAAAGCGATGAGCAACATGCTCGGAGGCATGATGAAGCCTCAATAAATAAATCTTAGTGATATGTAATATGACTACCTGGTTCGAGTCACCTAAGGAACTTGTGAGAGCCGACCGCGTGTCCCAGTTCTGGCCAAACTCCAGTCAGCACCCAGCCGATCGCGTGAACGCCGCCTCGAGGTTTATCATCTACGCTGCGTGCGTTCTGTATCTCATCAGACGCGACGTGAGAATTTTCGTTCTCGCCGCGACGTGTTTGGGCGTGTTATACGCCATGTTCAGGAACGACATGGTCACGAGTCCGGTCGGCTACCCGACGACGTCCGGGGAGAACGATCACTTCGCGTGTGAGATGCCGACGCCGGAAAACCCAATGCAAAATCTCATGATGCACGAATACACCGACAAACCCAATCGCAAGCCGGCGTGCTATTACCCGACCGTGAAGCCGTTCGTCGACAGAATGATGGACGACACGTTCAAGTTCGGTCCGGGGCGTAGCAGAACCCCGCTTCCAGAGCATCAGAGAAGATTCGCGGCGCGTCAGTTCGTCACCGCACCCGTGAGCACGCTCCCAGGTGACCAGACGGCGTTCGCGGAGGCGTTGTACGGCACCAAGGGTGGTCCAATGTGTCGGTCGCACCCGGAAGCGTGCAGCCCGAACATGCGAGGCACGCAACTCGAGGCATTCAGCGGGTTGCACATGAGTGGTGCGCGTCGATAAAAAATAATCACGTATAACATATATGGCGCAACAACTCCAGCCCGGACTCAAGCTCGTGGACGACGCGGGATCGCTTCCGGCGCAGCCCGCCACGGATTCCTTCTTTGCCTACCCCCAAAGCAGCAACTTGAACTACGGCGTCCGCCCGAACGCGTTCTTGTACGGCACCGCCCCGGCGATGTTCGGCAAGGGCGCACCCGCTCGTTACATCGAGACGGACGATCAACTCCGCCCACAGTCGACGAAGACGTTCAACAAGAAATTTGCGGAACCGTACAGACAGCAACTGCACCCACTCATGAACGTCGATTGCAAACTTCCTTTGCGCACCGTGGATTTCGAACCCGCGAGCAGCCGTGCCCAACTCCAGAACAATCTTTTCGATCAGCGCTATCAAATTAGAAAATAATAATGTTGCCAATTAATAACAGATGGCGGATCCCCTGTCTCTCCTCGCAGTGGCAGCTTTGGTCTACACGGGACGACAACTTTCCGAAAAATCGGAACCGCCCCAGAATGCACCACAGCCTCCGCTTCTCCAAGAAGAGCAAGAAGAAGAAATCGAGGTCGAAGATGGTTTAGATTACGACCTAGGAAAGCGTGAAATGGGGAGCTTCGCCACGGTCGCTCCACAAAAGCGAAGCTCGGGTGGCGAGATGTTGGAAATGCGAAACCGCATGTACGACACCGGTCGCATGGGGAACGTGTCTCCAGTGGAGCGTCAGCTCGTCGGTCCTGGCTTAGGTTTGGACGCGAACACGCCCGCGATGGGGGGCTACCAGCAGCTCTTCCGCGTGATGCCCGAAAACGTCGGCGCGTACAGACTCACGACCCTTCGCGGTGGCGCCGGTCCGGCATTCGATCACACCGGGGGTCGATCCAGACAGGCGTCCATCGTCCAGAACAACAGACCGGAGAAGACCGCGTTCCTTCCCGATCGCCTTCCACCCACGGCTGGTCGCGCG